AAAGAAAAGTTCGGTACTCTATCCTTCTATACAAGTATTTACGGCGCAGATGATATACAAAGAGACATTATTGATAATATTATTGATGATGCAGAAAGAAAATCTGCATACACTTGTGAAGTAACTGGTGAACACGGTGAACCTTGTAAGAGAGGTGGGTGGTATAGAACTCTGTCTTACGAACAAGCCAGAAAAGATGGTTATGTAGCTTGTAAAGAATCAACCGAAGCATACTGGAAAGAAAAAGATAAAAAAGGTTCTAGTGTTTAAGTAATATGACTCAAGAGCAAATTGAAGAATATGCTTTCTACGAGAGCGGTTTATCCGCGGACGGTTGTCTTGAGTGTCTCGATGAATACGCTAAGGAAGCTATAAAAAGATATGGTCGAATTTTGTTAGCAAAACAAAAGGAAAGTTATATTGCCGGTTTTCAAGGCTGTTGTTACGCTTGTGAACCAGTGGGTATGTTAAACCAAGAATTAGAAAAAGAACTACAGCAATACAGAGGTAAAAACGTATAAATGAAAAACTGGCAGTATGTAGGTACAATTTTAACAGGTATTGCTGCTCTTATAACAGCTGGGGTAGGGCTGTATGACAAGCTTTATTTCGTACATCAAGAGCTTTATAAGGACGTCTCAAATAGTTCTAAAAAAATAAAAAAAGAATATGGTATTGTTAATGATAAGGATGGCTGGGTCTTTTTGAGAGAGAAACCAGATATAACATCCCCTGTTATCGCTAAAATTCTAAACGATACTAATCTCGAAATAACAGATAAAATAGGTAATTGGTTTAAAGTAAATACAGAGAGTGGTAGAACCGGTTTTATTTACAAAGACAGATTAATATTAAAATACTACACAAGTGAATAAAATATTTCTAACAATAACGTTGTAAAATTAAAATTATTACATACAATAATATATATGAACTATACATTCGATAATATGCATCCCGAAGACGCAATCTCCAAAATTAAGAATTTTATAAACGAACTTCAAACCGTACAAACTACATACTTTGAAAACCTTGTTTCTAAACTCGGTATAAACAAAGAAGGAGAAGATTGGTTATTTGATTATATTTTCAATACTACTGAAGAAGATAAATACGATGACTTTGAGCACTATTTACAAGATTATAAAAAGACCTATAGTGATTTTGTTCAAAAGCATGATACAATGTACAATTCCGCTGAAACGTTCCTCTCTACTGATTTTGGTGAATTTAGCCCTATGCTTCATATGAGTTCATACGAAGCTGATCTAGAAACTGCGTTTCCTAGTCCGTATGATAATAGCGAACAAGTTTCTTCAGAATTAGATACAATTACATTTAAAAGCGACCTTAAAGAAATTAAAGACTAATACGTCTCACTTATGAAGCTTTTTAAAAAATGGGGTAACGACGCAGTTTCGTTTGTAGCTTTTTTAGGTAAAGAAACCAAAAATCAAACTAGGCAAATGAGAAATCTATATAAAAATTATATAGATAAAGGAGATGTCGATTCTTTAAAAAAATACACTGTGCAGTGCGGATCAGCTATGCAGACAAGCTCTTTGTATACAATAGCTAAGTATCATTTTAATTTAGACTCTTTTAAAAGAAAAAGTAAAAACCATTCTCAAAAAATAGATCCTTCTACTAAAAAAAATTATAATATTGTAATATCTATTACAGATAAAGAAACAGGCGACATGCTAAAAGGGCAAATTGATACTGATTTATTGCAAGATCTATCAAATGTTAAAGGGGTAACATCTAAAGATGTAATATGGGATATTGTAAACCCTTTATTACAAACTCTCCAAAAACATGAACAATAAAATTCACCAAGTTAGAGTAGCGCCTGTAGTTTCGCCTATCGTTGTAGCTGAAGAACCTAAACAGCCAAGCTTTAATATTGTTAATACTTACACAAAAAGCGTAGAAGAAGATGGGGTAACCAAGTGGTATTTGTATTTGGTTAATTACGATGAACAAGTATTTAAATTTAGATTAGATTTTTATGAATAACAAAGATTTTAACATGTTGTATTTTTTATTACTTGCTGTTTTAGCAATGATAATGTTAACTTCCTCTTGGGAGTCTTATTTACTTTATCTAAACAGAAAGCAAGTAATTGAAGCAGTAAAGACAAGTAGTACACCTCTTTCTTTAGAGCAGATACAAGGTTTAGTGAATTCAAAGCAATGAATGAAGTAATTGAAGAAATTACAAAATTGACTGATGAATGGTATTTTTTAATAGGGAAAGATCATCATAAAGACCGAGACTGTCACTGGTATATTGAAGTAAAATGGTCATATGGCTACTCTCCAAAATACACAGTCCAACATTGGGGGTATCTAGCTAGTGATATAGAACAAGAGTTTAATACGTATGAAGAAGCATTAACAGGGTTGAAAGGTATTTTAGAACGCGAAATTCACGAGTATAAAAGCTACAAACAACAAGATGACGAAAGTTGGTAGTTATGACTACTAAAAACAAATTTAGATTCTGGAACCCGCCAGGTAAAGCTTTTGTGCAACGATACAAGTACAATGGACTTGTTGATGAATTATTCGATCAGGATGATATGCTTATCCCGTCCCAATACACTGGTATGTTAGACAATCATCAAAAAGAAATTTGGGAGGGAGATATTATAGAATTTGAAAGACCTCTAACGAATAAAGATACTAAAAAATATACTGCAATTATATCATATGCGGATACAGCTTTTTTAGTTATGGCTAAATCATCTGATTCAGAAGGTACGTTGGCTTATATATGGTTACACGATCTTTCTAAAGAAATTTATAATTGGAAAGTAAAAGTAATTGGAAATAAATTTGAAAATCCAGAATTGATATGATTCTTTGTTTATCCGACATTCATTTAGGCAGTCCAATCTGTCAAGCAGATTTAACTTTAGAAATTTTAGAAAAAGAAAAGTATGATAAGCTGATTATTTGTGGAGATTTGTTGGACAGTTATCACATTCATCGCTTATGCAAGAAGCAATGGAAAATACTTTCTACATTGAGAAAGATATCCAAAAACAAACAATGTATTTTCATTAAAGGTAATCACGACAAAGATTTAGAAATGATTTCATCTTTAATGGGGTTAGATTTCAAAGAAGAATATGATGTCACCATAAACAACAAAAAAATCTTGTTCGTTCATGGTGACAAGTGGGATATTTTTATAGCAACTAAACCTGTGTTAACTGAACTAGCAAGTGCTGTATATTATGTTTTTCAGAAAATCGATAAGAAACAAAAGTATACTAGAAAGCTAAAACAAAAAGTAAAAACATGGCACGATGCAGCACATAATTTAACAATTAAAATAGCACAATATTGTTATAATGGTAAATATGATGCAGTTTGTTTTGGACATACACACGTTCCAAAACATGAGCATATAGGTGGTATAGAATGTGTGAATTTAGGTTCTCAATGTGATTTACCGATTACATATGCTATAATTGATAATACTGGAAAAATACAATTAAAATCAAAGGATAATAAGAAATGAGTGAATATATTCCAGACAAATGGGTAGTAGTTAAGATTGAAGGAAAAGAGTTTCCCTTGACTTATAAAGTGTTTGGTTGCTGGTTTGGTGGTTATCTAGGATCTAATTCCTGGAAAATGAATAGTGGAATAAAGTATGCGTCAGAAGGAGATAACTGTTATTTGTTTGAAGGTTATTCTGGTTCCATTTATAAATGTTATAAAAACACTTACGGTACACATATGTACGGTCGAGGTGTATTGGAAGATATTATTGAGAAGTCTAAAGAGCATGGTGTAACGATAGAAATAATGCCAGAAGATACAAATTGGCTTGACTTGTCCTACGAATAATTCTATATTGAGCTTTGTGAAAAAGAATTCGTTTTCTTTGATTGAAGTGATTGTAGCAGTAGGAATATTTGCTTCCGTTATAGTAAGTATTTTTGGTTTACTTTCTATTGCTTTATATTCGGTTCGTTCAGTAGAGAATGAAACTATAGCAAACAATTTTTGTGAAACTATTTTTGGTATATGGGACGCATTTCCAAGAGAGCATAGAGATCAACCTATACCGATACCGTATGTTGGAAACTTTACATTATCTCAAAACAGAACATTCTTTTTAAATGACAACGGTATGATAACAAATGATTCTAGTAAAGCAGCAATAAAGGTAGAATATACTGTAGACAAATCAAATAATTTTAATATGATTGATGCTACATTTATATGGCCACCAAATGCTCCAGAGGGTTCTTTGGTAAGACGAGAGCTATGGTTTAAGACTGGTTATTTGTAATAATATGCTGACTAAAAATAAAATTATCGATGTTTGGAAAAAACAAGGTTGGAATAATGTTTCCGATTATCATAATTCATTAAATTCTTATAATTTTGATACAATTGATTTATTAAATCCCGATAAAGTTAGTCCGAAGGCATTCTGGAAAGCTAGTGATGTTTGGTTTAATACTGATACTGTCTGTAATTCACAATTTAACGAATTTAGTCAATCTTCTATTTCTCGATCTAACTATACCAATAACAAAATTGCTTCACATAGTGGTTTGTTAGGGTTGGTTAGTTGGGGTATTGAGAACTGTGATCGTAAGTTTGGAAAAACCATTATTGGCGAGATTGGTTGTGGTTATGGTTCTTTTTATGAACACTTTGCAAAAGACAAATATGTAGACTATATAGGATTTGATGTGGTTAAGCGATTCGATAAATGTGTAGAGGTTAAGAGTAAAGATGGAACGTTTACCAACAAACAGATAGAAGAATATAAATCTAAAATTAATTTGTTTTATTCTTGTAATGTATTTCAACATCTTTCACCAAAGAAGATTAAGAAGTATTTGAGTCAGATGTATAAAATTCTTCCTTGTGGTGGTAATGCTGCAATTGCATATATTAACAAAGAAAGCGGTGGAGCTTCATATCATTATGGACAAAGTGTAGAGCTTATGCCAACTAGAGAGTTCTATAAACTCTGCGAAGATACTGGTTTTACCATTGAAACAAAAATTGAACAAAGTATTAAGGACAATAGATCTTTTAATCTTGCATGTGTATTCTTGACAAAGCATAATTTTTAAAATGAATAGACAACTTAAATTCCGAGCTTGGGATAAACTAGAAAAACGATTCATTTATCCGGACAAAGGTTATCAAGGACATTATGTTCTTGATTTGAATGGAAAATTTCATAATCTTCAAAATGGTTCTGGTGGGGACGAATATATAGTTCAGCAATGGACTGGAGAATATGACAAGAATAGAAAACCAATTTACGAAGGCGATATTATTAGTTCATATTCAGCAGAATTTATTAACGAAAGCTTTGAAGCTGAAATAGTTTTTATTGATGCTGGTTTTTATGCGAAGGTTAATGAAAAGGATTATAGAGGAGTATGGAGTGGTAAAGATATTGAAGTAGTTGGAAATATATTTCAATTACCATGTAATCCAGATCATAATGGAGAATGTTTGGTTTGTGATTGTTGGTTGAGTGATTGTCCTTTTAATAAAGAGAACCCCCAAGACGATTTGCAAAAATTGGTGAAGCAAGATCCAATGTGGCAAAAACCGTTAAGTATTGCTGATTCAAAACTATGACAACATTAGAAGCACAACATGAAGTAATCACAAATCTTATCTTAGAGAATCAAAAGCTCAAGCAAGAGCGTGACGAGGCACGAAATAAGATGGCTGATGCTTTACAGGAAGTGGACTTGCGAATACTTTGCGTTGATAGAATGAATCAAGAATGCTATGAGTTGCGGAAAGAACTAGAAGAATATAGGTCAATCTCAGAAAACATCGGGGCGAAAAAAGCCGTTTCTGAAAAAGAAAAAGCTATTCGAGAGCGCGACGAGGCGAGGGAGGCATTAATGAAAATTGAAGAAATATTTATCAATGGGGAAGACACATATCTTGACTTTGTAAGAGTTGGAAACATTGCTAGAGAGGCATTGGAGAAATGAACAAAAATAAATTTAGAATTTGGAATCGTAAACACAAGCAATTCCAAGAGATGGATCTGCCACAAAGTCAGCAGCAATTCATTGGAATCTTGGACTGCAACATGCGAGAAATCTACGAGAGAGATGTAGTAAAGTTTTTTACTTTGAATGGAGAAGAAATTGGAGAAGTTGTATATAGTGCAGATTCTTGTGCATATTATATCAATGATTACCCAATTATGAATTTAGATCTTGCTTCTTTACAGATTGTCGGTAATATGGTTGAAGATTATATGTGGGATGAAAGTGGAGAGAAACTTGTAAAAATACATGAAGACACCAACTCTTAAACAGAAAGTAGAAATGTATGAAAACTTTCTACATAAGATCAATATTTTTATAATTTCGGGTAATAATGACGGAATTAAAGAGCTTGTAAACAATGCTGACAATTGGTCTTATGCGCACCGAAGTGGAGAGTTTTTAACAGACAGACAAAGACGAAAAATGATAAATGATATGTTTCAAAAACTTTGCGATACCCCAAACGCAGATAAAATTACTAAAGAGAGACAGAAGGCATGGACAGAGCAGGTTAAACAAAAAGAACAAGCATTTTTAAAATGAGTCCAGAATTAATTAAAATAACTAAAAAAGTAGATACTTTCAGGGAAATTCTAAAGCAACATGGATTTGAAACTTTGGAATGCTTTTGGTACACTGATGGTTTTTATTCCAGTAATTGGAAGGATATGTCTGTTGCTAATGAAGAACCAGATAGAGAATATCATTCTAATTGGTGGCAATTTGGTTTTAAAAGTCAGAACGTAAAAAATAAAAGAATTCATTTGGAAGCAATTATTCCGATAGCGGAAGATTATTTTACATTTGAGTTGAGATACTATCCAGAAGTAAGATTGCACGATGAACCAAAATATTCTGGACCAACTGCTAGATTGGAAGTTTCTGGTATACAAGAAAAGCACTTGAAAGATCTTCAAAAGTATATAAATTATCTTCAAAACATATCATGAAATTAGCTTGGAAACATAAATGGTTAGATGATAATTCTGGTTCATGGTATTCTGCAAAAGTACCTGTTCTTGGCTGGGAGTATATCGTGGAAGATAATACATGTGGGGTATGGGAAGTAGGCCTATATCTTAGTAATATCGATTCAGATGTAACTCGCATCAGCAAAAAAAATTATAAGACAAAAAACGCTGCTATGAGTGTTTGCGAAAAACATTTGCAAGTTACAGCTGAAAGATTTAACAAATGGCTTAAAACAAAATGAGCTCCTCGAATTCAGAATTAAAGAAGCTTTGTGAGGTAGGTGAAGCGATATCTGAAGCAGAAATTCTTTGTAATTTACCTCATGAATTGTATGAGGAGTGGGATAATTTTATGAGAGGAAAGACCTGTCCTGTTTTAGATAACGGAGAACATGGTGTGTATAGTTGGGATTTAAAGCAATTTTTGAGTAAAATATAACATATGAATTACGAGCAGTTTAAAACGGTAATCGATACTCTAGAAAAAGTTAGAGATAGATCTCACTCTATGTACCAATTAGGCGTAGACTTAATGGACTATGAAGAGCCTTATCATACAGTAATATCAACATTACTTGAATCTGTCTTTAACGATGAAGGTAAAGGTTGGGTTGACTGGTATCTATACGAACGACCAGGGTTTAACGGAAAGCCTAATCTGGCAACAGATGAGAACGGAAATGAAATTTGCCATAACATTGAATCACTTTGGGAAACTGTTAAACCTTATAGAAAGCAATAATGTATGAAATTAGATATACCATTCCACGATGAAGTTTGTGAGTTCACAGAAATTAAAAAAACGACATTAGATACAAAAGTAGAGCAAAAATACGGTAAAATTTTAAAAAAATTTAAAATACTTTACTATAATTGGGAAATGGATGATAGCGGGTACGTTGTAAATGATGGCGCAAGAAACATCATGGTTACTACGAATCACGGTAGGTTAACTGAAATGAGTGTTGATTATTTTAAACATAAAATTAAAGAGTACGAAGATGCGATCAAAGACACTAAAGAAGCTATTGAAGTTTTTGAGAATGGAAGCAACTAAATATAAAATCGTTGAAACTACTGGGTGCACTGCTTTTGATTTTTCTATAAACGAAAAAACAATTTCTGAATACACAAAAGAAGAATTAGATCAAATTTTAGATTATCTTTTTTTAAAAGTTAAAGAAGGGCTCAAAGAAAACACGATACTTTTTGAAAATATCGTACATTTGTTTCAACCTGACGACTGGGAGCATGACCCTTATGTATGCGAACAATGCGGGGATAGTGTGAGTACAACTACGTGGAATATATGATTAATAAAATTAAAATAACAAATTTAGCTGATGCGGAGAGTTACAGTTACAATATGAATAACCGAGACTACGATGTCTGGGTTTCTGTCGTCGGTCAAGAAGATAAAAAGCAAGTTAACAGAATGAGAAAAAACTTTCAGCAGAAGAATGTAAAGTTTTTTGCTCAGTTTTTTGCAGATTGGTCTGACGAAGATGGTATACAATGGGGACATTTAATTCAAGAAGCTCCGCAGAAGCAACACATACAAAACATTATTACCTTTTTAAAACCTTTTACAGAAGACAATAAACCTCATAACTTAGGTGTAAATTGTTTTGCTGGTATATCTAGATCAACCGCTATAGGTATTACTGCTTTAGTCATGGCGGGAAGAACACCGGAACAAGCTTTAACCGAAATATTGAAAGTAAGAATTGAAGCTTGGCCTAATTTAAGAATTTTAGGTTTCGCATCAGATGTACTAGGTATTGATATTCACGGCCACGTTGTTCAATGGAAAAAAAATTGCTTACATTCTGATGAAATTTTCGTTATACCTGATAGACAGCAAAAGGAAGATATACAATGAACGTAAAGAAGTTAATTAAATTATTACAAAAAGAAGACCCTGAGATGCGGGTTGTAGTACAAGGTTATGAAAGCGGTTTTGATGAAGTAGACTCTATACATAAAACGTATATAACTAAACAAAATAAAAAAGAAGACAAATGGTGGGACGGAGAATTCCGGGAAGCTACGGTGGATAATAACGACGAAACAGTTATACTATTACCTAGAAAATCTTAGTAAATGAGAAGCTTTGATATATTCGATTATTTACCTTATAGGTGGAGACTTTGGTATTATGATGTAATAAAACCAGTCTTTAGACCTCATCATGTACGTTTAAGAAAAGCAATACCACGTCAATGGACGGACCTTGTCACGGTTATTGTAAATATTAACTTTGAAATTATAAAATCTTTTTACGAGGATGAGTATAAAGATGGATATATAGATTGGAGTTCGACTGAAGAGCATAAAGCATTTGAGCAATGGCTAATTAATGCGTACCGCTATATTACTGTAGAGCGACCAATACTACAAAGCCGTCTTGAAAACTCTTACCCTCCTACAAGATCTCTCGATGAAATGTTTCAACCATTTACAGATGAAAATGGTAGAAAAATGTTTCGAATGGTCGACGATGGTGTACCATACGAAGTAAAATATAAAGATGTCATCTATTTCGAAAAACTTATTAACGAAAAAGATAATCAAATATTAAAAGAGCTTATAGATAAAAAAGAATTTTTTTGGACGTAATACGTCAATAAATATTCTTAATGTTATTTGATTTTTTAATAGAAAAAACCCTTAATAAAAAAACGTTTTGCATTATAAGCGGTTTACATGGAGACGAACCAGCTGGTAATGTAGCTGCTAACTATTTTAATAATAAAAGTAACATCTTTGTGTTTGCAAATTTAAACCCGACCGATAAAAGAAGGTTAGGTGGTAAAGATTTAAATAGACATTTCGATACAAAAGATAGTTCTGAATTACAAAAATCTCTTTTAACAAAAATTGAAGAGCTTTCACCGTCTTTAGTTATATCTTTACATGAAGATGATGAGATAGAAAATGCGTATGCGTACTGCTCTTATGAGATAAAAGACATAGTTAAATCTGCTTTTAGAAATATTGAAGTTAATAAAGCTAAATACGCGCACGGGGATAAAACTGATAACGGGGTTATTGTAAATGGTAAACAACCATATAGCGGGACATTAGAACGTGCTTTAAAAAGAAGAAACATATTATATTGTACACTAGAGACTCCCTCTAGAGACAAGCTTGAAAACAGGATCAAGTGTCTCAAAAAATTAGTTGAAGATATTATAAGACAATATAGTATATTGTAATGTTTAGTAACTCAAAAATTGTAGCACTATTGTTAATAGTTGTGTTGTTTTTAATTTTTGTGTTTTTTGGTCTTCGTTAATTTACTATGTTTGATACGTTAATACAAACTATAAAAGAAAACCAAACTTTGCTTGCAGCGTTTGGTTTAGGTAGTGCAGGTTTAATAACATTTTGGTTAAAAGATGTACCTGCTCTCTTTTTAAAACTTATAAAGAGAGAGTTTACAACATCTTTAACTATAACAAATCATAACTCTGCGTACTACAATATATTACTGTGGATCAGCACAAATTATAAAGATAAAAATTTTAGACATTTAAAGTTAACAAATGGTCGCTGGGGTGACGATAAAAAGTCAACTCTATCTATTGGTTTTGGTACTCATTTTATGCGTTTTAAAAACCAATTTTGGTTAATACAACTTATAAAAGAAGAAGCTAATCAGTCTTTTCAAGATAAAGAATATATAACTATAACTAAATTAGGCAGAAGTAAAGAGATATTTGATGTTTTTTTAGAAGAAATTAAGGATTATCAAGACGATAAAAATACAACAAAAGTGTATCGTTTTGACGATAGTTGGAGTTATGTACGTTCTCAAAACAAACGAAAATTTGATACTATCTTTATTGAAGAAGAAAAGAAGCAAGCACTAACACAGCGTTTGACAGAATTTATTTCAAAGGAAGAGTGGTATGTGGAAAACGGTATACCATATCAACTTGGTATCTTGCTCTATGGGCCCCCTGGTACAGGTAAAACGAGTATTATTAAAGCAATTTCTTCTTTTTTAAGTTACCCTATATACAATATACAGACTAGCAAACTGTTGAAGATAGAAGAAGCATTCGAAGCTTTAAACGAAAAATGTGTTGTTGTAGTGGAAGATATTGATTGTCAGAACGCCACCCATTCAAGAGATAGCGATACAGCTCTTGAAAACACACAACAAATGCTTATAAAAGACAAGAAAGGGGATATTTACTCTGCAATCGGTTTATCTGAAATACTGAACGCTCTCGATGGGGTTTGTAATACAGACGGTAGAATATTAATAGCTACAACTAATCACATTGAAAAGCTTGATGAAGCTTTACTACGCCCTGGGCGTTTTGATCTTAAAATAAAAGTCGATTACGTAACCACTGAAACGTTTCATATGTTTATGAAGAAGTTTTACCCTACCGTTAATGTGGGAAATGTAAAAGTTAATAAACAAATTACTGTAGCATCTTTACAAGAAATGCTAATATCTGGGGCAAATGCAGAACAAATAATTAACTTTGTAGAGTAATTTTTTTATTGCTTTTTAAGATAATTACTTTATATTTTTAATATGGGAATGTACGACACTATAAAAATAAAAACACAATTACCTCTACCAGAGGAAGTAAAAGGGCTTGATATCGATTGGGAGAAGGTAGAGTACCAAACTAAAGATCTCGATAATTGTCTTTCTGAATATATAATTTCCGAAAACGGTAAACTTATTGAAGTTATTATTGAAAGAGAGTATGTACATTGGACTGATGAAGAGAAAAAAACTGCTCCAAAGTGGAGTCTTTTCAAAGATGTTATAGAAAAAAGTAGAGAAGAAAAAGAATTAAACCACCACGGTGTTATACGTTTTTACTGCTTTGAACGGTTTGATGATAATAACGACTTTTTTATTGACTATGATGCATATTTTACATATGGTAAACTCGATAAAATAGAGGTTGCGGAATTTAAGAAATTTGAAGTTAAAAGAGATCAGTTAGATAGTCTTTTTGCTGAACATAAAAAATTTAAAAATAGAGCAAAACGTTTCGTAGCGAAGTATAGTGGCTGGAATTGGTTCTGGCTTACTACTACAAGAGCGCTACATAAACTCTCAAGCTATATTGAGAAAGTTAGAGTCTTTATTTACCGTTTTCTCATTGTTTGAGAAACGGGCACTATGAAAGTTGTATTACCTATTGACGGTGGGTGTTTTCGTGTTACACCGTGTAGTTTTTGTGAAATAGACTCTTATTTAATTACCCCAGAAATTGATGCAAAGTGGGACGCGAATAACCTCTTTTATCGGTCACTTATTACAGATAAAGAAGGGAACGTTTTATCTTCTGGGTGGCCTAAGTTTTTTAACGTAGGGGAAAAACCTGACCTGTACCCTGACCCAAACACTTTTAAAGATTGGTCTATACAAGACAAATTAGACGGTTCTTTGTTAATAGCTGATTTTGTAAACGGTAAATTTAATATGAGAACTCGTGGTACAGCGTCTTATATTAAACAAGAAAACTCAAAAGATTTTGAGCTACTACCGGAAAAATATCCAAAAGTCGTTGAATTTTTAAAAGAAAATAATCATCTTAGTTTATTATTTGAGATTGTAACACCGAACAATGTTATAGTTATTAGACCTAAAGACATTGAATTTTATTTGTTAGGAGCGGTTAATAAAGACACTCTGCAAGTATTGCCTTCTTATGATCTTGTTGATGTGTGGAGAAAAACAGGTTGTGTATCGATGCCTCAAACTTATAGAATGGATAACATACACGATGTTACCGGTATATCGCAATTTGTAAAAAACTGGAAAGGTAAGGAAGGCATTGTACTTTGTTATAACAATAATCAAAATAGAGTTAAAATAAAGTCAGATTGGTACTGCTTTATACATCGAGTTAAATCTCAATTAAACTCAGAAGAAAACCTTATAGAATATTTTATAGAGTCTGGTACACCACCCTATGATGAATTCTATACAAAAATTGAAACAGAATTTGATTTTGAGATAGCTAAACAACTTCAAGAGCAGATAGCGAGGATAACAAATGCTTGGGAAGATGTTTTAAAAGCTTTAGATAGTATAAAAGATTTTATACATAGCATTAGAGGCTTTAAAACAAGAAAAGAACAAGCAGAATGTATTATTACAACATATAAAAACTGCAATAAAGCCCCGCTCGCTTTTAGTGTGTTAGATAATAAAGAAATTACGAAGGTACAATATATCAAACTGCTTAAGCAGTTTTTATGAAAAATCTTCTGTATCTTCTTCTTCTTTTTCTTCAGCTTCTTCTTGAGTGTAACCGATCTTACCTAAAAACTCTCTTATAGCGTCTTGAATTGCTTCTTCATCTTCAATAATAGAAGGAGCATACTTATGAGAATTCATTATCAAGTCTTTAATTTCTGTTTCGAGATCTGTTGATGTTTCAGAATAGTCAACATTCTCAGTATCATAACCTTCATCTCCAGGAGGGTGACCAGTGGTTTCATTCTCACTACCATGCTCACGTGGAGATCTAAACTTAATACCTGTTACATCTTCAGATACAGATTTTAATAATTCATCAAATTTACTCATACTAATTATATTTATCTATTTTGTGTAATAAATATAGAGTATAATGAACTTCTCAGAACTCGTTGAATTTGTTTTAATAGAAGAAAAGAAAAACAAAAAGAAAAAGAAGAAGCGTGCTAAAAGTAAAGCTCTAGTACCTTATGGTTATTGGGGACCTTGGGGACTACCTGGGTATGGCGGCTCTGGTGAATCTGATGCTAGCGCTGAAGCAGGTAGCGCTGGAGCTGGCTCTGAAGCTTAAAGCACTCCCAAGGGGATTTGAACCCCTACTACCACCGTGAAAGGGTAGTGTGCTAACCATTACACTATGGGAGCAGAATGTTATTTAATCTCTGTTACCCTATATTGCTGATCTTCTACAGGGTAATAGTGCTTGTACTTTTCTATGTACTCTTCAGTTTCTTTAATAGTTTTAAATGGCGAGAGCATAACCTCATACCATTCAGCTTTCTCTTCTGCTGGTTTTCTTTCTACTTTGTACATAATTTAATGGCTGGCAAGGTAGGATTCGAACCTACGAGTAATATTTTTTCGAGAAAATGGTCATGGTTTCGAATAAGTATTATTATATGAACAAGTGTTTAAAATGCAATGAAAAACTGACAAAAAAATTTCAAAAGTTATTTTGCTCTAGTAGCTGTGCAGCTTCACATAATAATGTGAATAGGCCTAGCAGAATAAAACCTGAACAAATTGCGAGTTGTTTAAATTGCTCAAAGAGCATAATACGAACTCCAGGTGAAATCAAGAAAGGACATAAAATTTATTGTTCAAATGTTTGTGCTGTTACTTATAAGATTAAAAAAAATCAGATGAAACGGCAAGAGCTTTTTAATGCTGGAAAACTCAAATACAGATCTAAACTTCGAGAATTGGTTATTGAAAGAGATGGATATAGGTGTACTTGTTGTAACAATGTAACATGGCAGAATAACCCGATACCGCTTTGGCTTGATCATATAGATGGTAATGCTTCTAATAATTTTCCAGACAATTTACGAATGGTTTGTTTGAACTGTGATGCCTTAAGCCCAACTTTTGGTAATAAGAATAGAGGTAATGGAAGACGTTCTTTAGGATTAAAACCCTGGGAATAAGCTCCTCGTCTTGGACTTGAACCAAGAGTGCTTTTCAGCTCCCGATTAACAGTCGGGTGTATTTACCATTCTACTAACGAGGAATATATTTTTAAATGGAGCCGACACCCGGGATCGAACCGGGGACCGACGGTTTACAAAACCGTTGCTCTACCGCTGAGCTATGTCGGCAAAAAAGTAAATAGCGGGCCCGAGAGTTGAACTCGGATTATGTGCTTATGAGACACATCAGACCACCCGGCCTAGCCACCCGCGATATAAATCTTACTTATTGCAGACTGCCTTGCAAACTGTTTTGCAATCAGGCTTTACAGCTTTCTTAGCTGCACAGCTCGAAAAAGTAAAAGCAACACAAACTGTAATAACGATACTAATAATTGTTTTCATACAGATATATTATAATATAATTCTATTAAGGCAACTCTTCGTTGAGCTCCGGTGGGTTGATGATATTTCTAATTTCATCTTGAAGACGTCTAATCTCATTAGACCAAGCACGTGCTACATCTTTCTTACGACGCTTGGTGTCTTCTAGTTCTTTAGTGAGTTGATACACTTTTTCTTGTTTTTCTGTTTCGTTCATAAAAATGGTGGGTGTGGATGGATTCGAACCAACTCAACCAATGGTAACAGATTTACAGTCTGCTGCGACTCTCCAGCTTCGCCGCACACCCATTTATTTAAATCTTTGGATTATCTGTATAATACTTTGGTTTCTCGAACACGTGATCTTTAGCTATACGCTTTGCAGCCGTTTTATTTTTAGTGTGCTCGAATTCAATCTTAGCGCCTTTGTTGATCTCTTTTTTAATCTTAGCTTCGGTTGTGTCATGCTTCTTAGCAATCTCCTTAGTCGTCTTACCGTAAGCAAGACCTTTTAATACTGTATTACATTTTTCGTCGAAGCGTTTCATTTATGTTATTTATATCTTTATTTGTTTTTGCAAACTTAGTATTTTATTATGTGTTTTAGAATCCCAGTTAGTTTTTTGTTTTTCTTTTAACAATCTAATTTTCTTTAAAATATCGTTTCTGTTTTTAGAATTTAATTTCTGAGTCTTTTCTATTTTTACGAAACTATAATTTACATTATCTGGATTCTTTCTCATCAAACTGTGCTTAAAATGGTGCCCCAGTCGGGATTTGAACCCGCATCAACCGGTTATGAGCCGGACGCTCTGACCATTGAGCTACAAGGGCATAAAATTCTTACTCCATCACTACATCATCCAAATGCTTCTTCACTTTTTTAAAAACAACCTTGTGAAGACCTTTATATTTCTTTGAAATCTCTGGTAAAATAACTTTTCTAGTCCAATTTCTCATTAATGTTAAATCTGAGTTTAATTCATCTTCTATTACGTATTGTGTAAGACTATTATGGGCTGCATAGTCGGAAAATACAAGCTTTTTATTCTGTAAAAATGGCCTGAATACCGTTGCTTCTGGGTACTTACAATAGAAATGAATCGGTACAAACTCTGTATGCCCTTTAAGAAAGTTGAGAAAATAAGATTCTACACAATCATCTAAGTGATGAGCTGTACAAATGTATTCAATCTTTTGTTTAGATGCATACTCTGTCAAAGCCTTATACCTTACGTTTCTACAAAAGTCTTCTTTACTACCTTTTACGTATTTCTCTTTTGTTACAATAGTGTTAAGAGGTATTTCATGTTTATAGCAAAACCTCTGAACAGTTTTAGCAATATCATCATCTTGCGGAATAAACTTATTATTCACATGTACTGCAATAAAATCAAAACCTTTCTTTTTAAGAAAGTGACACGCCGCGATACTATCAATACCTCCAGAGAGAGCAAAGATGAATTTAGTTTTAGGAAAATAGTTCTTATTGAAGACTAACATTTTATTTGTAAGATGGTACCCAGGGCGGGACTCGAACCCGCACGCTCGTAAGAGCAAAGGATTTTCGCACTACTATAGCTTTCGCTACCTTTACAGTTTGTAGTCCGGACTTTACCTTAACCATTGCTTTCGCATTAGGTCCTCGCCGTCAAGTCTCTACACCTTCTTATTTCTAAGCTTGGCTCGGTATTAGCATTTTAAAGCCTTCACCGACTTTGACGAGTTACATCTAAAAGGTTTCCCTTATAGAGCTCAAAATTACTTTCAAGTCCTTTGTGTCTGCCATTTCACCACCTGGGCGTAAATTATCTCAAAAATCTTTTCCAATTTTAAGGTTTGGATAACCTTTCTTTAATATGCCTCTTATTATATATCTCTTTTAGGCACTAGCAATATTTACTTTTTAAAAAGCGGAAGAGGAGAGATTCGAACTCTCGGAGACTTGCGCCTCGGCGGTTTAGTAAACCGCTGCAATAGACCACTCTGCCACCCTTCCATATTAAGCACAAACATTCCGCGAGAAATTCTTTACAGCACTCCTTGTACCGTTTGGAATGAAGTACTTTTTATTTTCGTTATAAAACGACTCAGACATGACTTCAAGCTCCCCACCAGTTTTATGAGAGAACACCATAATGCCTTTGCGAGGTTTTACAAAATTATAAGTGTGCGCACATTTAGCACACATAACAGTATTTGGTAACACCTCAAGCCTCTCTGGCTCAATTTGCTCGCTACATGTTCTACAAATCATATTAGAAGTGTAGACTATGCTTTAGGAACCAGCAAATTAAAAATGACCGCAATCACAATGCTGCTCAGGTTCGATATTTTCCGTGATTGTGATCGGTTCTTTTTCGTTATAAGGGTTCGTGGTTAGCATACTGTCATCATGCTTCTCGACACGCTTCACAGTAATACCTTCAATTATGTTATCAATTGTTATGTCCATAGATTAATAAATTGTAATATTGTCGTCGTTTAAGATCTCCCACAGTTTTGTGCGAACATCTTCATATACTTTATATTGCTCTTCAGTGAGAGCATCATCATATTTAATTTTTGAACGAAGAAAGGAATCTATATTACTCAATGCAGAGCAATATTTTAAACCATTGCATGCGTAATTAAATTCATCTTGCTCTTCCGGTAAATTAAACTCTAGTATAGCTTTCATTTAAAATTATTGTAGTAATATTGATCGCCAATATCATACATATTCCAAACTTCTTCGCTCACATGCAACTCTGTTAAGCTTTGATCTTCACTTTCAAGTATGAAAGAGTAACGCTTAAAGAACCAAAATCCCCATTTGTCTTTTAAAACAATTCTCATACGTATAGTCGTTAAAGACAAATTAGTCTATCTAATAAGGAAATCAACCATATTTTTCCCATAAATACATAATATATGGTTTGCTGTGTATGCGTAGGACATGGAGCAGGCACTCTCGAAGAACGTAGAGGTTTAGAGAGTAGTAGTAAGAGTGTCTGTAAAGCTTTAAATAAGAAAGGTATTACAGCTAAAATTGCTATAATAGATAACAATATACAAATACCAAAATGTGATTTTGTTTTTAATCTGTGTGATAACGACGAAGGTAACCCAGATTCATTTATTCGGTTTACAGAATATCTTGAAGCTAGTAATATTTTATTTACAGGTAATACATCTGAAAGTTTTAAATTACATTATGACAAATATAATTGGAGTGCTTATTTTCAAATAAAAAGACATTTACCGAAACGAGGTATTACATTTTCATATAAAGATTGTTTTACACCTATCATTGTAAAACATCGTTTCAGTCATGGGTCTCTATACCCAATAAAAACTTTTAGGAATTTTTTACACCCTGAAATTTTTAGCTTACTTAAAACTAAAAATTATTATTGGGAGCACTTTATAGAAGGTAAAGAACTCACTGTTGCATGTTTACCTAATGAGACGTATTACATTAGTGAAAGAAAACAAGACGATAGTACTATTTTAGATTTTAAAGCAAAGTGGCACGGTAGTTCAGAGCTTACAATGTCTTTCGTTACTGACTGTATCAAGGAACGCGTGGAAAGAATAGTTAAAGATGTTAGAACTGCTTTTAATATCACTTCTTATATGAGACTTGATTTAAGAGTAAGCTCTACAGAGCAGATATTTTTAATCGATATAAACCCTAATTGCTCGTTAGATCCCAACGGTGCATTCTGTAAAACTCTTCGTATTTATAATATAAGCTACGAGAGAGTAATTTCTATGCTTAGTAGCAATTTTCTGGGCACTTATCTTTAGAGTGTGCGTCCCCACACTGAGTGCAAACTTCAGACTTTGTTTCAGTAGATTCTTCTTCTTTGTTAACGTGAGGTTCTTCTGTTGTTGCAACTTCATCCTTCTCTGTCTTAGTTAACATGTTGTCAAGGTCTGCAGGTGTCATACCGTGATCAGCTAAAATTTTAACAAGCTCATCTCTTTCCCCTTTAAGCTTTGTGTAATGCTTTGAGCCTGGATCAGCTTTTAAAAGCTCTCCTGTGACTTTATTATAACGTCTAGCAAACTTTTTATTAATATGCTTTGATTCCTCAACGATTTCAGCGTAAGCTTCTTCTAAAGACTTACCTTTTTTCTTTTTACTGTCATGCTTTTTTTTATTGCTATCGTCTTCATCATCTGCCCAATCTGGTATACCGTCACCATCTTTATCAGGCTTTTTATTTTTACCATGCTTCTTAGCTTTCTTTTTATCATCACCTTTTTCATCTTTCTTATCTTTTAACCAAGGTGGTGTCCAGCCTTTAGATTTCTTTTCAAAAATAGCTGTGTAAGCTTCTTGCAAGAACTGCATGTCTTTATTCATATTATATTATATTTATTCAACTTCGCTTTATTTCCCTTTACATTCTACAGAACGTATATAAACTTCCCCATACGCTTCTAGTTGCCCCATAACATGTTGAAAGTCTCTTTGAGACATTTCATGCCATTTTTTTAAACGTTCAAAACATTCATCAGCTTTAACTTTAACAGCTTTTGAATCTTCATCGTTAACATGTTTACTACAAACCTTATAAGGTATCGCTTTAGCTTTAAAATGTATAGCTGTTAATGTCGAGTATTGACCTTTCTTTTCAGCCATTTTATAGATTTTATCAGCTCCAGCAGTACGTTTCTCAATAAATGTGGGTAAATCTTCTGGATCTTTTTTATCACCTTTGAGATAAGATTCTACTAACGCTGTAAAATTATTCATAAATTTATTTATTAATACACGTTGAAAATATATAATCTTTTATATAATACCTGTACATGAATAAGCTAGACACTCTATTAGAACAACTTGATAATATACCAACAGATGCTGTTGCTCGTATGAGAGAAGGTTTTAGAGAATATAAAATTGAATATGGTGCTATATGTTCAGATGCAAAAACCGCTATAAATTTTTTAATACAACGTACCTATGATTTACAGCAAGAAAATAACAGACTTAAGCAAGGCACTAAAACCTTAATAAAAGCTGCAAACGAGTTTGAGCGCTATCTTAATTTATGAGTAAGGAAATCATTTCGATTTGCATTTGTTTTTGTATTGGTCTTAGTTGTAGGTATTTTAACATACCATTACCCGCTCCAATACATCTCACAGGGGTATTAATGATTGTTGCTATCTGGGCTGGCTATAGAATCCTATGAGGTTTTTAGAAGTAATTTTAGAGAATAGCAAATTAAAAGAAGCTAAAATTTACAACGCTGCAAAGAGAGCTGCTAAAAATCCAGAGACCGGTATCACTATAAATAACAAGTCTGCTTACCATGTAATACGGGATTGTGCTAATATAACCTTACACTACTTACCACATTTTGTCTTCGGGGGATATGAGAACCCCTTCCTAGAACTCAGTGGTAAGCTTACAAAAAACGATATACAGCAGTTTGTGATAGAGGTTGATCGGAACCCGTTTATGAAGCAACTTTTAGATATCATTATAGGTAAAGCTAACGAATTAGATATTACTAATATAGGAAGTCAAGCTAATCTCCAAGACAATTTTGATATTGCTGACCCGTACGGAGAGTACGGAAATAGCTATGAACAAGCAGAAACTTCTCAAGTTCAAGCACCTAAAAATAATATAGAATTTCTATGCAATCTCTTTAATGTAAAGAGTTAATTCGCAGAGAGGAAATAAAACAGAATTACTGAATTCTTTACTTTTATAATTGTTTATAGCTAGAACTTATTAATCTGTTACTGCGACGAAACTATAGAAATACCGTGATATTTTAAGTTTTTTTTCGAAAAAACACGTAAAAAACTAATATTTTTTTTGAAATTTCCTAAAAAAAGAGAATAAATAAGAGTTTCTCAGTGTTTATAAAAATATGCGTAACACTATATAACACAACAGTTTACACATATTTTAGTAAAATGACTACTAGGAATAGAAGTGTCTTTACTAAAAAAGAAAAAAATAAATAAAAAAATAAAACCAAAAAGAATGTTTTTGGTAAAAAAATATCTTTAAACGCTACCTGTTTAAGAGTGTTTTTTAGGCGGGGAAATCGGATTGATTTGCAGCCCTGGTGTCATAATTAAGTTCTCGTATGTGTCGAGAAAGTGAGTTTTACCTCTCCAGAAATTAGTTCCGTAACCAAACTTACCGTATACATTTTGCCATTTATTAAGCGGGGTAAGTTTAATTTTTTCTTGCGGGTAAAACTGACCAATTGTAAAATCGACTATTGTATTACCTACAACCGGTGCTATATGAGACATACCCTCATCTTCATAATATGAAGGTAAAATCTTTTTAGCTTTAAGTACGCTTACTACTTCTTTTGCAGGCCAAACAAAGTAGATAGCTTTGCAAGGAATTCCGTTTCGTTTACAAAAATTGCAAAATGTTTGGGTGGCCCACGCGCAATTTAAATGTCCTTGACCAGCAGTTTTATAATCATATTGCGATAAAACTTCTTTGATGAATTTGTTTATAAGCTCATGTATATTTGACTCTGTGATACCTTCTCGCAACGAAGTGCGTACATAAGCTTGCTCGAGAAGATATTGTTCGCGGTACACCATTATATGAACTATATTTAATGTAGTTTGTTATAATTCTGTTTCATCATCAACAAAAAATTCTTCAACAGTTACTTTGTATTTTGCTAATGCTTTAACGAGGAAATCTTTTTGCTTTTCTCCGACAACGTATACTCTCGGGTCTTCATCAAGATCTATGTTTTCAACGATTACTCGGAACATTTTTATCATGCACATATTTATGTAACTTCGAAGTTCCTACTGCTTATAATTTATAGCGTACATAGCTAGTAAACATAATGTAATAACCAGTACACCAACTAGCGCTGATTTTACAATAAAAAAAGACATAACACCCACTGCACCAAAATAAGATGTAAAAATTAAACGTAACATAAAAGAGATACTAGTTTATAATACTTTCTTCATACTACAAGAAAAAAATGGAAAAGATAATATAACACACTATTATATTAAACGTAATTATGTCAACTAGCCTTATATCACTATCTCAACCTTTCATACGCACTAAAGATAACGAACGCAACCTCACACCTGAAGAATGTATTGTGTATTGTGCGCGCGTGTCTAATCCAAATAATCAGTTAAATCTTGAATCTTCATCAAAGCTTTTACGTTATCTTATTGAACACAAACATTGGTCTCCTTTAGAAATGATTACAATGTGCGTTGAGATAAAAACGTCTCGAGCTATAGCAGCTCAAATACTAAGACATCGTAGTTTTAGCTTTCAAGAGTTCTCTCAGCGCTACTCACAATCTACATCTTTTGAAGATATTGAATGGAGATTGCAAGGTAAAACAAACCGTCAGGTAGGAGATGAAATTGTAGATCTATCTCCAGAATTAAAAGATGAAGTAGATACTACATTAGCTACATGTAAAGAGCTTTACAATAAGCTTATAAACAAAGGACTAGCAAAAGAGTGCGCTAGAATGGTGTTACCTCTAACAACATCAACAACGCTTTTTATGTCTGGTACTATACGCTCTTGGGTACATTATTTAGATATTAGAACTAAAGAAGATACTCAAAAAGAACATAGACAAATAGCTTTAGAGATTCAAAATATATTCATAGAGCATTTTCCTGTAATATCTGAAGCTTTAAAATTAAAATAAGCTATGTTATTAATACCTACAGCTATAGATGGTGCTTTTTTGATAAAACCAAAGGTGTTTGAGGATCAAAGAGGTTTCTTTCTTGAAACCTGGAACAAAAAAACGTATGAGGAATTTAATCTTAACTTTGACTTTGTACAAGACAATCATAGTAAATCATCGAAATATACATTAAGAGGTTTACATTATCAGGTAGGAGATGCAGCGCAGGGCAAACTCGTATGGGTTACATCTGGAACGGTGTTTGATGTATTTGTAGACCTTAGAGTCTCTTCGCCTACTTACGGTAATTGGGACGGTTATTATTTGAGTAATGAAAATCATTGCAGACTATGGGTACCACCTGGATGTGCGCATGGGTTTGTAGTGATTAGTGATACAGCAGATTTTCAATATAAATGTACAAACTACTACGAACCTAAGTCAGATAGAACTTTAATTTGGAATGACCCTACTTTAAAGATACCTTGGCCTTTACCAGAAAATATACAACCAACTGTTTCTGAGAAAGATCAAAAAGGTAAATTGTTTAGCGAATGCGACAAGTATGAATACCCGCTATAACTCTTTTGATTCTGTTAAGATTTCTTTTACGAATTGTACTCTCAAGACATCTGTATCGATATCCTTTAAGTTAAAAAACTTATCTTTAGACTCACGTATAGAGCGGTGAGCCACATGTAGAGTTTTAGCATTATGCGAAGAAACATCTTCCTTTATGTAGAGAGTAACATATTTGTGAAGATCTCTACAAATATTATACTTTTCACGCTCTGAATTTAAAGATAAATACTCTTGATCGTGATAGCAACCATGCTGAACGTCTTTATAATTAAGTTTGAGTGTTTCTTTATTTGTTAAAGAAATATTAACTATATCTTTACAAAACATTAAATATTGTTCTGTTGTACCATATGCAAGACATGGGCAGTTTCCATCTAAAAACGATAAGCGATCATAATTTAAGGAAGTAACGTCTTGCGGGGTAAAGTCTTTATTTATTACATCGTAATCTGAAGCAAAAAACGACTCAGCTACATTTTGGGTTGAATACGCTAACCATCGTAAATAGCATGAGAGACCGTATTTACTTATTTCTTTACCTGTAATAGCAATATGTATATATTTAATACCGTTCACAAATTCATTATAAAAAGAACTTTTAAGTGCATGTGCTGGGGTTAAGACCGTAACATCAAAACCTTTTCTTTCCCAGCTTTCTTTCCACAACTCTATCAACTCGTCTTGTTTTTGAAAATTTATATTATCGTAATAGGTAAATATTTTAATAGGTTTTGAAATATATATGTTTCTAGCTCTAATAATTTCATTAAACACTTTTTCTGTTTTTATCCCGTGTAAAGCATACGCGCCACGCTTTACACAGTTTAGCGCATAAGAAACCCGCTCCGGGGTATCAAGAGAGTTCTGAGAATAACCTTCTATAGAGACACCAGGCGCGGTGTAATCCGAGCAAAATAAATTATGAACTTCCATGTTTAAATCCATAAGCTTTTGTATTAACCATTTATCTTGAACAGACTCATCGTTTGAATCTAGCTCAACTCTATCAACAAATTCTTTTAATTTGTCTGCTGGAAATATCCATGGAAAATGAAGAAAACAATGTCCCTTTTGCATCCATTCTTCTTGTCGTTCAAAAAAAACTCTTTCATTAAAAAGATTGCCTTGTATTATTGGTCTTGGTTCTGGCCTTTTTAACATTAAAGCATCGTACTCCAAAAACACATAAAAATCAGAATTATACCCCAAAGCCGCTTTCATTGCAAACAACTGTCTGGATAAAGAATAATGCCCCAATTTTTGGCTTTCGGAATGAGTTAAACAGTCTATATTTTCGATTATGCACGGGTTATTTGTTGGCGACACAATCATAAGCTCATCTGTGTATTCCTTCCAAATAGGTAGATGTCTTTTTACAACTTCTTCTGCTTTCCCATAGGTAAAAATAATTGTAGTAACTTTCATCATAATACTTACTTACAAAAAACTAATTAAAGGGGTTTCGTTAATTTTAATGATCGTAGAAAGATCTTGAGATTTGGTTTGATATTTTTCTATTTCTTGGTTCATTTGTTCCAAAGTCATCATATGTTGAAATCCTAGTTTGCGATCAACGTCTGACTGGGGTATTTTATGTCAACAACTGATCTCTCCAAAACAGTTAATCCATTGCAGTTTGTTTTAACATATTTTTTTTTCCAATGGGGATTTTGTTCTAAGAACTCTTCAATTGCTGGAATCAATCCCATATGAGACTGGACATGGGGTTCTGGAAATTCATCTTTGTAACCAAAGGTGACTGTATCATGGAACGCTAAATATTTTTTAGCTTTATTTCCTAAATGAGCTAGCTCTTGTTTTAATTGCAAATAATTATGCAACGTATCAATAAAAATCAAATCCACGTCTTCGAATTCTAGAGTTCTAGAATCGTGTAGATAAAACTCTGCTGAAATATTTTCGTTTTTGCATTGATATAAAAACTCATCAACACCCTCATCTTTTACAATATCAACACAAATTAATTTTTTAGGGCGAGCTTTTGCAAAAGCATATGTGCTAACTACACGTCTTACTCCAAATTCCGCAATTGTTTGACATTCTAAAGCTAATTGATACAAACTTTCTAAATGTTCGTTAATATCAGAAGGTCTATTTTTGTTTTCTTCGTATATTTCGTTTATAGTTTTCATTTATATTTTAAAAATTGTTATACTTTGTGTGCCATAATTTATCTAAAGTGGTCGTGTAATTTATTATCCCAATATGTTCTTTCGATAAAAGTTTGTTGAGCTTGTTTCTTTTTTATCGTACATAATATTCACTTTCATTGGTAGTCTCCGTTATATTTAGAAATTTGGCTATATAAAAAAGTAATATGTTTTTCGAAATTTTGTATATCTACTTCTGCTATTAAAAGTTTATTTTTTAACTCTAAATTTTCTTCTTCTAGCTCTTTAATTTTTTTATCTTTTAATTGCTCGTCATTCATAGACATTACTGCACATACTTATTATAAAGTTTTCTATCATATTCTGTACGTGCTAAGAATGCTTGCTGCACGTTCTTATCAAATGCTTCAAACTTCGTACTGTCTGTAATCTTGTTCTTGTTTTTGTTTATATTAACCAAGAACTCATCACATTCATATAATGAACCGTAGCACTCCGTAAACACTTCTTGAATTAATAAATCAGTCTCAGATATGTCTTTTATCTTAAACTTGTCTAAAATCTTACACGTCTCGTTATACGAGCTTTCTGTAATAACTTCATTAAACGGTAACCCCGTTATTGTTCTTATCAACCAACTATCCCAAAGCTCATAAGAACAAAGATACTCTTCTAAAGCTCTCGACTTATGTTTCTTGTGGGTCGGTTCATGAGATGAACTTCCGCTTTTTAAATAATAAAATAAAGACTTAGCTCGCTCAAAAACGTCTCTAAAGATCGTGTAGTAACTTGGGGTTGAATTAACCAAAGACAGCATAGTTTCAAATAAACCATCTTTTATACGTATTACACCGTTATCTTCAATAATGATTGAAAAGATCATAAGCTTACCGGTCTTTAATTCTTGCATGAACGGTTTTAACTCTATAGTTGTACAGTACTTACAGTCCGCTCTCGGTTCATATATACTCTTATTTTCTCTTAACTTGTGCGGATCATGCACGAACACTGTAGCTATTTGTTTGCCGTTTTCTGTTATTATAAATCTTTGTAAATTAAATAGCCATGTACGTTTTATTTCTCCGCCAGGCTCGTTGTAATTTTTATACATGTTGA